TCTTTTCCATTTCCCGAAATATTGTATTCGTGCGCACTGTATACCTCATCAGTGCCATTTTTCTTGATCCATATTGATACGTTTTTAGCTGAAGAGTTAGTAGACTCTAACTGTAAAGTTGTTTTCACGTGATATACACCATCGCTAGCTACAGTTAGGCGTGAGTTACTTACTACACTAACTCCACTATTAGTACGAGTTGTATTAAATGAGACTGCGTACCCCGTGTTTGGGTTAGCCGCTGTTTGATCTACAGTGCTGTAAAATACCCCATATGGAAACGAAATAAACTTACCACCGTCATCTTCAGCAAATACAGTAGACACCATTGTGACTAAACGGTTAAAGAATAGCCGTAAAATGTTACTGTTTTGATCAGTAAACGGACGTTCATAAGAATCTGGCGCTAGCGGTAAAGCAGGTGGCTCTACACGCTGTAGTTGGTTAGCCATTAGCGCCTCCCGTCAGGGCGCATGTCTACTCTAGGAGACCCAAGTTGCCATTTAACTCCAAGCTCAGTAGATGCCATTTCTATTGACATCTGTCGCCCACGAACACGTGTATTTACTTGTCCTGTAAACTGTTCAATAGGCACCGTAGCCGTACGTGTTACCGTACCTGTTGCACTACCTCCTTCGGAATACGGGCTGTTATAGCCTGACCCTGAGTTAGCGAGGGGGAGTAATGTCATCGTAGCACTAGGAGAAGCAGCGGTAGACCCTTCAAACGTAACATCCGGCATGATGCGCCATACAAACGCAAATCGGTCTCCGTCATCTATATCAAACTGTCCAGAGGTAATTGTCGCTGCAATTGGTGCAGGAGTACCTGTTTGGTTGTCATCAGTACCTTGCTCATGATTAACAAGGTTATAGCTATACGTAGCCGCTAGAGGGAAATCACGTAAACCGGAATCAAGCCACGCTGTACGGGCTAAAGTACCGTAATACCACGTTTGATCTAAGTAATTAAACACCACATATTTGTCTACCGTTTCGCTATCTGCGGAGCAATAGAACCACCATACTTCATGAAATGCTTCGTTTGTACCCGCAAATACTTGGTCATACTGCAACGTATTAAAGTCTTCAAACACGTAACGACGTACGTTGCATGGGAGTGGTTGGCTACGCCCATCATACATATAGAACTTATCTTTACCCATCCAGAAAGCCACACCACTAGCAAAAGCCACGGTGTTTTGGGAGGCAATAGATATGTTATCCCCAACCAACTGAGCGCCCCATACAGCGGGTGCGCCTTGGTACTGCAATGAATACAACGAAGAGTTGGTCCAAACGAGGACCTCTTGACGTGCTTGTTTAGCCGCAACTATCTCAGTTCCCCGTGACAGTCTCAAGGACCCCGCTTGGTTTGTAGATGCTGGCGTCCACTGTGCTACATCTTCTTGATCAGACCAACGGATGAGCATTGGATCAACTGTAGCACTGCCAACATCATTAGTACCAAAACAAAACACAAAACGGTTTATATCTGATACTAAAATCAAATTCTGCGAAGTAGGTACATTAGACGCACCACCAAGAGATGACAAGTAAACACCACGTGTATTTACTCCATTTGTAGCATCCCAGTAGAAAATATCACCCCCACGAGGGCCAAATACTAGGTCTTCACCAAAGTTAGCTTGGCTCCATAGACGTATAGCTTCGGTAGAAACACCACCCGTACCCCATACACCAGCGCCCCATGTGCCACCACTCCAGCCAGAAAGTGGGACTTCATATGGTTCGCCTGTGCGTATTTGGTACGCACCAACTACTGATGATCCACCGTTACCTGTGTCTGACGCGTTGGCTGTAGCTGTGGCAGTAATAGTATATGTGTTTGCGTCAGGGACTGTTACAATCTGATACTCAGCGTTTAGCACGTCGGCTGTTATGTTACCGCCTAACGACACAGCGCCACTAAAAGTAACAAAATCACTATCTCGTGCGCCGTGACCTGCATCGGTAACAGTCAGTGTTGCTGATCCATTAGTAGCCGCAAATGTCACGTCTCCCGCAGCGGTAGTGCTACGAATAGGCGTAATGTCATTGTACCCACCACCCTGTTCTAAATAGAACTTGAGGTGCGTGCCAACGCCAATAAGATTAATACTACCTAAAGTAACCCAATTCCATAAAGATCGACACACCCCCAGAAACGAAGTTCCTGAGATACGTTGCCAACCACCTATTTTTTCGGGGAAGCCCTGTCTGAAGCGTACTTTATCGCACTCATACCATCCCGCTTCATCGGTGTAGCGTGTTACTTCTCTATTGATACCGGGTTTAAATACTAACTTCTTTAGAGCCATAATCCACCTACATACTTTCGCCAAAGATAGGAGGTAGTGTAGTGACTTCTATAGCTACATGCTGCTTTAGATTTAATGACGCGCCGCAATCAGAACAAGTATCTGCTTCAAGTTCGGCTTCATCAAGATCATATCCACAGTGTGCACACTCAACGTGCACCGTATGCTTTGGTTCTACACCGCTTTCAGTATCTCTAGCTTCTACGGTAGTTTTCATACTACACCACCAATTCAAAGTGAGGGCCATCAATAAAAGGCCGCTTGCCTTGACTACGACGTAGGTCTACGTACGCATTCATAGCTTCTTCCATTGTACCATCCCACTCGCGGATGTCTGGGATATGCCATGCAGCACCCCAACGAACTCCAACTCCAGCAGCTTTAGCGCCCTCTTTCATGGCATCTGCAAGATCATCATATAAGTTCAATTCCCACGAACCTCTTGACCCAATATAGGCCATAAGGTCTACAGCGTGACCGCCAATATGCTTAGATTTCATGGTTTTACTTGCGCCTTTAGCAACAAGTTCTCGTTGTTCTTCAATGGTTCGTAGACCACAAATTACACCAAAATCGACTTTTGTAACGGCAATAGCATAGTCAACAACCGCGATTAGTCCGACATCTACGCCCTCCAATCTGTCTCGACTACGTTGTGATAACTTAAAACTCATTTTGCTACGCCTTTCGTCTTCTCGAATGATCTGAGACCGCCCAGACCCAACATACCCATCAATACGGGCATCATCACGCTCATATCGGCCTGTGGAACTTCTACTCCAAATCCGGCTGCTATGGGTGATATTAAAAAATTGACGGCTAAGCCAAGTACACAAACGTGCCCACATAAGGGCCTCCAAGACGATTGGAAGAAGTTACCTTTAGCGTCAGCGGTATTTAACGCAATCTGCGCTAGGGCAATTTCCTGCCCGTGTTTTTCCGCCATAGTCCCAATTTCATGGGCGAGCTTGGCTTTCTGGTCTTTATCCTCAATAAACTTGTCTAACAATCCTGAAACAGGACCTATAAGTTGTTGTAGCATAAATAACCTCCTACCTCTTTGTTAACCCATTTTCGATAAGATGGCTACCAACATCGCTATTATGGTACCAGCCGCACCGATCAGGATTGTTTCTAAGCGTTTGATTCGAGTAAATACTTCTTTAAATTGAATATGTACTTCGGTCTCCAACTTAGTAACTCTAGGCTCAATTTCGTCTATGCGACGATGGGCATCGTGAACAGTGCGGCTCATAATTCATCTTACTCTCTTACTTCTTCAGGTTCATTCAACGACTGCGATAGCATGTTTACAAAAGCCTCTCGGCCTACGTTTAGCTGATCCATGTTGAAGCGTAGGCTTCCTAGTTTCTTATCCAGATCAGCAATGTGGTTAACCATCGCAACTTGTTGTTCGGTTAGGTCTTCAATGTTGTGTTCTACATCATTGACAGTAATGGTTTTCTTTTCATTTTTCGCCATTATAAGTCTCCTTATTTAAGTTAAATTATTCTTCGGGTGAAGCAGCCCAAGGCACACCAGATTCAGTCGTTGCAGCGGCATCAATTTGCTTTTGCACCTTTGCATCCCGATCCGCTTCTACGCGAGCTTTAGCTTCGGCAGCGGTTTCGTCGCCTTCGATCAAGCTGTCGTATACCCAACCAAGAACATCGTTCTCTGTTAGATCAGCGTATGGAATAAATCCGGGGTCTGAAGGATTACCTTCACAACGGAGTTTTCCGCCTTCTGAAGCAGAATATGATGGAGTTCCATCGCTCTGCGCTACCATTGACCAGTAAACGAGGAATACAACCCCGTCCGAGTCAGTTCTTTGCATGTCGTTTATCGACCATGTGTTGTTAATTGCCATGTTTCTTTCTCCTTTAATGACAGTTGGTTAAACATTTAGAAGCCTTGTGAGCCTATAAATACTGCGTTCATAGCTGTATCTCCCGCAAAGGTGTTTGTAATTCGTATTACACCATTAGATGGGAAAGTTACGGTGAAACTTATTGCTCCAGATGACCCGTTGTCTGAAGCTATTGACGTTGCAACAGCATCAGTACCTCTACCAGCTATAAAAAACATTGTGTGAGTACGAGCGCCAGCGTTCGCTTTGAACGTGTTAGCTACTGTCAACATGCCTTGGAACCCGCCACCACCACTGTTTACTGTAATGTCTATGTATTGATTTTGAGATACTGTCGAATCGTTAGATTCAAGCAACAGGCCGTAAGTACCAAACGGCGTAACCAAATCAGCACTTGCCGCACCATTTGCGCCCCTGCCTATACAAACTTGATCTGTTCCGGCATCTACGGTAAGCGCACTTGTTTTGTTGTCAGACTCAACGCGGAAATCTAAGGCACTATCGCCCAAACCATTTGCTACAACACCGGAACGTCCCAGCTTAAAGACATCTAGCAATGTAACAGCATCACCAAGAGTGGTTTGGCTGTTAGAAGCATCGCACTTAAACTCAAAGGTTGAGCCGTTAAGTACCATTACGGAATGCGATCCGCTGAAATTATCGTAAGTAGAAATCCAGTCCGCATTAGACCCATTTTGACTAAGGCCATAGCTGATAAAAGGTCCACCGCTGCTTCGCTGCGTTCCTATATTTAATAGATGGTCATCACTAGAGGGGGTATAGGCGTCTGTTAAAAGAAGAGACCCGCCAGTAGTTGAGCCGTTGTATAAGGTAGTACGGCCTTCAACGTAAAACGCTGAATTTACTTGGCCTGATCCGGAACCGCCTACATTAACTCTGTTATTTCCGCCATCCATAAAGAACATGTTGGCGTTATCGTTGGTTTCAACACGGAAATCTCTATCTGCACTGCCTTCGTTAAACGAAACCATCGAACCTGTGTAATTAACAGCGGGATATAGAAAACTGCCGTTATATTCATTTCTATCTGTAGAAAACTGAATGGAGCTAGTCGGTGCGGTAGTTGTTCCGGTGTCAGTCAGGTCCGGTACATACGTTCCCCCAGTAACAGTAACGTTTTCAAGACCCGCAAAAGTACCCACCGCGATATAAATCGCAAAAGTATTAGCGCCTGTATTAAGCCAACGTGCATCTCGAACAGGCTGCGATCCGGACGTTTCCGAATAAAACATTGTTTGTATGGTGGTGTTGGCGTTGTTGCCCCTCATCATCAGTATTGATTTACCGACAACAGGTTGCCCCGCGCTATAACTATCTGTTCCATACACAGTTATTTCAGCAGACTGAGTGCCTGCCAAAGTAATGTCGCCTAATTTCCAATAATGCCCATTACTGGAACTAGTGTGCGAGTTAGAATTAGTGGGTAATATTTGCCTAAACAAAATACTGTCCGCTACTTCTAAACCAGCGGAGGGAGCATTTGTTCGTATGCCAACGCGGTCGTTTGTAGCATCACCGTAAATTAAATGCGTGTTGTTGTCAGACTCAACGCGGAAGTCTTGGTCGTAACCGTTTTCGTTAGCAACAATAGCATCAGAAGCAATCGACAAATTTTGTTGGGGATTAGAGGTTTGTGTGCCGGTGTAAAAACGAAGCCTTCCGGGTACGGTGGTCGCGCTTGTGCCAGAGGGTTGATCGCTTGCAATGTAAGATGCGCCGTGCAATGTTCCACTACCATCAACACCTTCAAATACAAGATAGCCGTGATGGTCGCCAGTGTTTGTAGTCGTTATTGTACCTGCGGTGCTATTACGGCTACGTCCTAAAATAACCATGCCTCCAGCATTATTGGTGGTGCTATAGGCCATCGCAGAAATACCGGGGTAATTTTTTGCCCCAGCAATGTTTAGGTCCATTAACGCATTAGAACCCCAATGCGTTTTCCCAACATTATTGTTGATGTTGACCTGACTGTTGCCTGCATCGGCAAAAATCATGTTGGCGTTGCCGCTAGACTCAACGCGGAAGTCTCGGTCATTGCCGTCATCGTTAACTACTACTGAACCATCAAAAAAACTCATAAGTGAACGAGTGGCAGAAGCCGAATCATCATACCACTGGATAAAGCCACCATTAGTTGCGGCTCTAACTTGAAATCTATCGTTAACATCAGTAAAACTGTTTGTATCAGTGAAAGATAGAATTGGTGCAGTGGCTGATAAATGTAGAAGTGTTGCAGGAGACCCAGTTCCTACCCCAACGCGGTTATTACCACCATCAACAAACAGCATATTAGCGTTGCCCAAACTCTCAACGCGGAAGTCTCGGTCTACCCCAGTTTCATTCAGTATTAAACCGCCTCCTCCCAGAACAAAATCGTCATTTGTTCCATCATGGGAGATGTAAAAGGTTCCACCTGCGTTGGTTAGGTAATTAGTATCTGAAATTCCTGCTCCTTTAAGGGCGATAGAGCCAGTAGCGTAGCCATTACCCGCGCTTTCTATTGTCAACACTGCGCTCTGCGTGTTGGTTGCTATAGCAACACGGTCATTACCACCGTCAACAAACAGCATATTGGCGTTGCCATTAGACTCAACGCGGAAGTCTACGTCTGCGGAGGCTTCATTAAATACATAACCCCCTATTCCACTAAGTTTAGCGTGTAGTGCTAAAGTGACATCCGCGTCAGCAGCTACCGTCTGATTTGTAGCACTGTACATATCAAAATCGTAACCGTTTAAGTGAATGGCTTGCCTAGAAAGTGCTACTGAGCTTGAGCTAACAAAAGAAGCCGCGCCCGATTTAGGCCAAACACCATACCCAAGAACCAGACCGCCGCTACCGTAGTAGCCGCCAATAGTTGCAATGTTGCCGTTGCTGTAGTTAAGGGCGAAGTTTCTGGAGCCAGATACAGTTATCTGATCCCCGGATTGTATTACACCTGTTACATCTAACGGGTACTCAGGGGAAGAGTTTGCAATCCCTACTCGGTCATTACCTGCATCAACAAACAGCATATTAGCGTTGCTGTCAGACTCAACGCGGAAGTCGTAATCACCCCCATCCTCATTAATCGTTAACGGGCCACCGTTGAGAAAACGAAGAGTGCCGCTATCCCACGACACGGCAGGGTTTGATGAATACGCTTG